AGCTCTTACTGAGCCTTTTGCTGTAGATGGCGCACATACATACACATTAATGTTAGATGAAACGCCTATAGGCATGTGTGGCACTGTTCCAATTGAGGACAGTGGTGCAAGAGTATGGCTGCTTGGAACTCACGGAATTACAAATAACTTTCGTCCCTTCTTGCGTGGTTGCACAGAAACTATTGCACTCTTACAGAATGGATATGAATACATAGAAAACTTTGTTCCAGCCGATCATCATGACACAATTATGTGGTTAAGCTGGTGCGGGTTTGTATTTGACGACAATATGTATGAAATGCACGGACACACTATGATGCGTTTTGTGCGTTGCACACCGCAACATAATGATGTTATTGGTGGATTTACACGGCCTGTAATGCACTGAGCGACCCGCAAGGATACTCGCGTTGAAGATGTCAAAGCAGACAACCGCAGAACTGTAACTCAACACCTTTAGAGAAGGACTGTAAAATGGCGAATACAATCGACACCGCCTTTATTAAACAGTTTGAATCAGAGGTTCACATGGCTTATCAGCGCATGGGTTCCAAACTGCGGAACACAGTGCGTACAGTAGGTAATGTGTCCGGATCAGTTGTCCGCTTCCAAAAGATCGGCACTGGCTCTGCTTCAACTAAATCTCGCAACGGCATGGTAACACCAATGGAATTGGCACACACCAATGTCGAGGCAACAATGAGCGACTTCTACGCTGCCGAGTACATCGACAAGCTGGATGAGCTAAAGACCAACATTGATGAGCGTCAAGCTGTAGCTAAATCTGCTGCTGCTGCTCTTGGGCGTAAGACAGATGAACTTCTGATTACTGCTATGGATGCTGGTGCTAACTCAACCCAGATTCACGATACTAGCTCTGCTTTGGAAAAGGCTGACCTTCTGTCTTTGTTTGAGACATTTGGCTCTGCTGACATTCCAGAAGATGGTGGACGTTATCTGGCAATGCACCCGAAAGGTTATGCTGACTTGTTTGGTATTACAGAGTTTGCTTCTAGCGACTTTGTTGGTGAGCAGAATCTTCCTTACGCTGGCGGCATGAGCATGAAAGAGTTTCTTGGATTCAAGATCTTCTCAACTTCAGCAGTAACCGCTGGTAAAAATATCGCGTACCACACATCTTCTGTGGGCCTCGGTATTGGCGCAGATGTTTCAACTGAGTTGAACTATGTTCCAGAGCGTGTTTCTCATCTTGTAACATCCATGATGTCAATGGGTGCGGTTGTTATTGATGACAACGGTATCTATGAAGTCTTGGATAACAACTAATAGGGGGTAAGAAAAATGGCTTACAGTGCAGCAAACCTTACTCGTCTAGCTGGTGCTTCAAACGGCAACCTTTGGTTCTATTCATCTACCGATGCAATCGCTACGGTGAATACCTCTGGCTACTTTAATGACGCAGCGAACATGCTTGCAGTTCGTGATGTTATTCTTGTCGTTGATTCAAACACACCAACAACACACTTTGTTAATGTTCTGTCGAACACTGGCACAGTTGTTGACGTTTCTGATGGCACAGCTATCGTTGAAACAGACGGTGACTAATAGGGAGAGGGGGCTTCGGCCCCCTCACTTCACATGGCAGTAACCAGCACTACAGCAGATTCTCCTGTTGATATATGTTCAAGGGCATTGATTCTTATTGGTGCCGAACCGATTACATCATTTGATGATGGAAGCACAGAGGCTCTTGTCTCTGTGAATATGTATGAGGATTTTGCTAGGGCTGCGTTGGTTAATACACGCTGGCGGTTTGCAACAAACCAAGCAGTTCTAAACCTTTTGAGTGATGCGCCAACAGGCAGATATGATCGTGCATATCAATTAGCTAACGACACTCTTATGGTTCATGCAGTTACAGTTAGTGACTTGCAGATTGATTATCAGATTTATGGCGACATGGTTTATGCAGATACAGCAGAAACAGATGTTGTTATTGCAGATTACACCTACAGGCCAGATGAAGAATATTGGCCTTCATACTTCACAGTTGCGGTTGAGTTTGGGCTAGCCAATGTGTTTGCCACTTCTATTGCTAGAGATGCAAGCCTTGCACAGCTAATGTCAACATCTGCACAACAGGCTATGGCAAAAGCTAGAAGCACTGATTCGCAGCAACAGACAACACGCAAGATTCCAAGTTCGAGGTTTATTACTGAAAGGCGCAGTTAATGGCTCGTATTCGCGTTCCGATTAGCAACTTTCAGTTTGGAGAGATTAGTCCATCTTTGGCCTCAAGGACGGATACGCCTATCTACGCTAACTCAGCTAAGAAGGTTGAGAACTTCTTTCTGCGTAATGAAGGTGGTTTGCTAAAGCGATATGGTACTAGCAAGATCTATGAGTTTGACACCACAGTAAGTGGATCAGTAACTCAACAGATTCGTATTGTTCCGTTTATTTTTTCTGATGATGAGCGATACATTGTTAGCCTAGAAAACGCTAAGATCCGTGTGTTTCAGATCAGCCCGTCTACAGGCGCAGTATCCTTAATACAAACAATCACACAGGATACAAGCTCGGCTGCTTTGCCGTTTAGTCATAGCATTTTGCCAGAGCTAACTTACGCCCAAGCTGGTGATGTTATGTTTATAGCGCATCAAACCTTTATGGTGCGTAAGCTAGTGCGTACTAGCCTGACTACATTTCAAGTAGAGACAACTACTTTTGAAACAAGTGCTGATGGCTACAGAATAAATCAGCCATACTATTCGTTTCAACCAGTGGGCATGACACTAGATCCGTCTGCATCTAGCGGTAATGGTATTACTGTTACCACAAGTGCAGCTTACTTTGATATTACAGGCAGTCAGTCAGGCGGTAATTATCCAGACTCTAAGCATGTTGGGGTCAGGCTGCGGTATCACGATAATGAGATACTGATTACATCTGTGCAATCAACTACTCAAGCTACTGGCAATGTTACCAATTCACTTGCAGTGCGGCTTGCAACTGATGCTATTGAGACTGTTGATGGCAGTGCAGATATTAAGATTACATTCCCGCTGCATGGTTTGGCTGAAGGGGATAGCATTGTAATCAGTGAAGCTGGTGCTGTTGGTGGTATTAACGCCAATCAGATCAATGGTACAGAAGCTGTTGTTGAGGTTATTGATGAGAATGTATTTACAGTAACCTCTGGAGCAACAGCTAACGCATCTGCTGTTGGAGGCGGCTCACCAAAGATTGTAACACACGCACCTACAACACAGTGGGGAGAGCAGTCATATTCGGCCCTCAGAGGCTTCCCAGCGGCTGTTACGTTCCATGAGAATAGATTGTGGTTTGCTGGTACGTTAGGCCAGCCAGACGGCATCTGGGCGAGTAAACCAGCATCTTACTTTGACTTTGGTGTGGGTGATGGTGAGGATGGAGATGGAATCGACCTGACAGCTAGCATTGGTGAGATCAATACTATCCGACATTTAATGTCAAATCGTGATCTACAGATCTTTACCAGCACCTCAGAGATGTACATTCCATCATTTACCGAGAAGCCAATCACGCCAACTAATGCTCAAATTCGGAGACAGACTCCATACGGTAGCAACTTTGTGCGCCCAGAGTCATTTGATGGTGCGACAATCTATGTGCAAAAAACAGGGTCTGTTGTGCGCGAGTACATCTATTCTGATTCTGAAGCTGCGTATGTTGCTACCGCAATCTCAACGCTATCGCCACATTTGATTAGTAATCCTGTGCAAATGTGTATTCTCCGTGGTGCTATTAATCGTCCAGAGTCTTACGCTTTTGTTTTGAATGACACTGGTAAGATTGCAGTATTTACATCTAACAGAGCAGAACAAAGGGCTGGATGGTCTGAGTGGACAACATCAGGTAAGTTTCATTCCGTTTGCACCATTGATGATCGTGTGTTTTGTGTGGGTCAATATGACCTTGGTGCTGGGACTGATAAGTTTATTCTTATGGAGTTCGATGCGAATATGAACATGGACTTCTCAGCTACGTTCTCAGGCAGCAATGGTGTGTTTGATGTATCAAGTCACTTTGCTAATGGTGCAAAGGTTAAGGTTGTAAACGGCACTGACTATTTAGGAGAGTTTACAGTAGCCAGTGGCAATGTTGATGTGTCTGCTGTACAAACCATATCGTCTGCCCAGATTGGGTTTGACTTTAATGTAGAGGCACAGACACTGCCTATTGATGCACAGGTGCAAGGCGGTCCTCTTACTGGTGAGCCACGCGCTGTTAGCAGAGTTGTAGTTGATTTGATTGACACATTGTCATTGTCAGTAAACAACAAGAACCTGATTATACGTCAGGTTACAGATGACTTTAGCGTTGCTAGAACTGCTGTATCTGGCAAAAGAGAGTTTAGGCTGCTGGGTTATAGCAAAGATCCAGTTGTCACCATTACACAAACAGCACCGCTATCTTTGCAAGTAAATGGTATAATCGCGGAGGTATCATTCTAATGAGTGTTTTTGGCATACAATTAGCAATGACTGGTCTTTCTGCTATATCGTCTATTCAGCAAGGTCGTGCAGCAAGAAGGCAAGCTGCTTTTAATCAAGCTCAGTATGAGCAATCTGCAAGGCAAACAGAAATTGAGGCTTTGGAAAGAGCTAATGTTAGATTGCGCCAGTTTGAAACAGCAACCTCTAGCAACATTGCTTTCCAAGCGTTTCTTGGCAGAGATCCATCTGATAGATCTATGAAAGCATTTATGGATAGGCAAAAAGAAATTGCTTACTCAGATGTACAATCAATAGGTTCTCAGGGCATGATGCAAGCATCTCAACAAAGATCTATGGCAGGGATGGAGGCTAGTAAAGGTAGGGCTGCTTTGATGCAAGGGTATCTTGGTGCTGGTTCTGCGATAGCATCTGGATTCTGGCGTTATGAGATGTATAAGACAGATCAATTAAAATTAGGTACAAAGTAATGGCAGTTATTAGGCAGCAAAGACAGAACATATCACGCAGCATTGGTGTTGTTCGCGCTGACACTGGTGAAGTTGCGTCATGGCGCAGCGTAGGTGAACTTGCTGATAATATGATTCAAGACTCTTTTAATGAGTTAAAAAAACAAGCAAAAGAACGTGGCATTGAAACAGCACAAGCTGCATCTGCTGCTGATTTGCGTTCTATTGATCCAGAAACAGGTGAGCCTGTTGCATTTCAACTGCCTAATAACTTTGGTCGCGCTGCTCAAGATGCTTATAAAGAGATAATTGAGCGTAGATATGTAGCTCAAACTGAAGATGATTTTAAACAAAAAGCAGCAGAATTATCTCAAACACACAAATATAAACCAAATGGCTCTGCTTTGTTTGATGCCGACTTTGGTAATTTTGTACAAGAAACATCTAAAAATGCTGCGCCCAGATTTGCAAATATTATCAATCAAGTAGGCAGTTCTTTACAAGCATCTTATAGGTTAAATCTAACAGCAGAAGAAGCTCAAAGAGAGCGTGTATCAGCAGCTAATGCTGTTATTTCTGATGTTGAGCAGTCTGCAAAAACTATGGCGTCTCTTCATTCAAGCCCATCATTTCAAGAAGGCTCTGATTCTTTTCAAAGCGCACAAATTTTACTTGAAGATAGATTAGATCAGATAGATAAAGCACAACTTGCTTTCCCCGATTTAATTACAAAAACAAAAGCAACTGAACTTAAATCAGCTTTAACACAAGCAATCTTTGATGGTACAGCACAAAGAATTATTGCAAAAATAGAATCAGATCCACAAGCTACATCACTACAAGTAAATGATATTCGTAGAGTAGTACAGTCAGGTGGTGCTGGCATTGATGATTTGCCAGATAATATAAGAGAAGATATTAGATCTCTTATTAACAGCCCAGACTTTATTGATAATAAAAAATCTCTTAATACAAGTTTAACAAATTATCAAACTCAACTTGGTAATGCTGAAACTCAAGCAAGACTGAATGAATCAGATGCAGATAAAGCAGCTAGAGAGCAAGAAGCCATTGATGCTGAAAACGCAAGGCTTGGAATTGATAGGATTACAAAGACAGCTAATGATAAAATATTAGATGCAATTACAAATAATGATCTGCCTCAATCAATATTTATTTTAAGAAATCTTGAAAAAGATTTAGCAGGAAAAGCTACAACAATAGGAAGTAGTGATGGAACAAATCGAGCTTTTACAAGAGCTAGGCATTTGTTTCAAGATCGGATTTCTGACCAAATAAATAATAAAACAGATTATAAAGAAGCGGCTCTTGTTGAGCGTTATATAAATCAAGAAGGCAAACTTGATGTTGACTTGCCTGATGATATAAAAAATTTAGCAGATACTATAATATCAACCGCCGATTACAGCAGAGATAGACTTAACATAACAAGAATTTTCAATTCTGTGACAGCAGAAAAGAAAGCTATTGTTGATGCTAATACACTATCTCAAAGTGATGCAAAAAATTTAACAGAAGTCAGTACAGGTACTGCAAACCCAGCTTCTTCCAAAAGCCAAGAGACTATGGAAAAAGCTATTACAGGTAACGACAGAGATCCAAATTTCTTTTTTCAAAATGGTTTCAATGAAAG